TTATTATAATATTAGTGTATTATAAGCTTGTTAGTTATTATATAATATTACATTTTTATTGACATATAGTCCAGGTCATAAACTATTCTTTCAATTATAAAAGCGACTACCTAAGTAATCGCTTTACATTTTAATCTTTTTTTTCTGAATCTTTAATTAGATCCTCAGCTTTTTTGCATCCGCCTTCTACCCATTCTTCAAATTCAGTCTGTACTCGCACAGACTGATTAATTTGTTCTTCCACCATTTACACCCACTTTACTCGTTATGAAGAGTATTATACCACAACACATACTTTAAATCAACTATTCATTCAAGTTTACTCAACTCCAGTTTATCAAAATGCCAGCCGTCTTTATAACTGTGGTTTGTGCTTTCGATTGCATACTTCACACCGTCTACCGATATAACTTCTCCGGCTCTGGTATAGCTGTCATATTTCTCTACTATTTCAAACGAAAAAGTTTCATTCACCTTTGTATTTTCGTTAAGCTCACGTTTTGCAACTGTATCGGCATTTTCTTTTTCGGTATCTATCTTAATAATTTTCTGCAAAAAGCCATATTTATCAATAAGGTCACGGTTCTGCAACACCATCAATTCCTTATATACATTATCCTTTTCAGAGGTTATTTTAATAGAGTTGTACATATCCTCAATAGACGTGCTATGGCTTACATTGCCTCTGTAATCAATCGAATATCCCTGTCTTACATTACTCGCCACTTGAAATTCAGGATAGGCTGTCAAATCTCCGATTTTGTATATTCTCAATCCTTCCGGCACAAAATCAAAGTTATAATTCCCGCCGCACTTTTCAAGAATATCTTTGAGTATATCCGATACGGTTTTATCAAAATATATCTGCTTTATATTTGCAGTCAATTCCGGCAGCATTACAATAGATATAGACAAGTCATTACAGATTTCTTTGATAGCATTGGCTGCCGAAATATTTTTAAACTGATATGTCTGACTTGTTTTATTAAGATACCACCCAAGGTCAGCAATCGTATATTTATTACTGTTCTTGTCACCGTCATCTGCCTTAGTTATTACTCCCCGAAAAATCTCTGCATTTGTTACCATTCGGATAATATCGCCGACTTGCGGTGTGTACATCAAATCTTTCAGATATGCTGCGTCAGTTTTCGCTATATCAAAAGACATTGTAGTTGCAAGTTCATATATACTGTTTTTCCACGACAGATTTCCTATCATTTCGGTTATATCGGTATCATTTGCATATATTCTCAATTCATCAGTCGGCGTAATCGGAGTAAGGTTCTGCATTGCAGGATGAATGTTTTCCTTAACTCTGTTATTCCATACAGCCGTAGGTTCTTTTTCTCCGCCGTATGAATTTTCCGAATACATATAGCTTTCCATACTTCCGGAAGATGATGTTCCGTTTGACTTATCGGAGTATTCCGGATTAAACACATAATCATAATTACCGCCTGCAAAGCTCCATGTATGACTTCCCACAGTTCTGCAGTTGCTTGTCCCTCCTGTATTACCTTCAACAGTAGTAAAACTGTTACCGCTTACGGAAACAATTATTCCGGTATGTCCCTCACGCAGAAATATATCTCCTGCGTGAGGTGTATATGTACCATTTGTAACTTGATGTTTTGAATGAAGTCTGCCGTTTCTTCGTGCCCAATCAATACAGTTAGGACAGTATAAGTAATTAGGAACTATACTTGTCGGAATACCGCACTGTCTTACAACATAGCTTACAAACGCCGCACACCACCAAAAGTTATATCCTATATTTTCAACATTGTCGGAATACCAATGAGTATATTTATTGTTATTTCCGCACTTGCCCCCTATTTCCTGCATTTCTTTTCTTGCACGTTCCGCAACATCAAATCCCGATGACATTATTCAAGCAGCCCCAATCTATCCAACCACACAATTACACGCAAATCATCATATTTTAAATTCCATCCTTCGTCCGTTCCGCTGAGTACACCCTTGTCAACAGCCTTTTGAACACTCTTTCGTGCCCACTCCGGCATATTTTCATCAATATAGTTATATATCATTGGATTTGCAAGGGTTTCAACAAGTCCTACAAGGTATACAACTTGTTCTTTGAGTTTATTAAGTTCTTCCATATCAATTTCATCCTCCGCATTGCTTTGACCCTCATAATTCAGAAGATTAAACTCCTCTAAATCAAGTGTGTACCAAAGGTCACCGTCTGTCTTTATTGTGTATTTAAAGTCCTTGACCGCAACAGCCATATTTATCGGTGTTTCTGTAATAATGAGGCGTATAGGAAGTTTCAGGTCTATCCATGTATCAATTTTATATACATATTCCCACCCCTTCATTGACTTATCACGCAGATACGGATAATCTCTTATCGGGAAAAAGCTTGAAATAGAAATACTTTTTAATTTCGGACTTCCTATCAGCATAAGTTCGCCGTGCGATACCGTTTCAAATGTTTCGGTTGACTGTGGTTTGCTTATTGTAAACTGTGACGGCAAAACAGGAATTTTCAATATATCCGCTCTGTTATTTACGCTCAAATATATATCCAAATTCGCACCTCCGACCTAAAAAACTGCAAAGAAAAAAGCCGTCAGGAGTTGACAGCCACAAAAATCACATATTCTCCAACACTTCAACAATTCTTTTTGCCACCTTATTTGCCAAAGTATCATCATCTTCACCGTTTGAATACACAGTAACATTTATCTGGTTTATTATGCTTGGTTTCTCATTTGCAGACACCGGTTTCATATAGTTCTGCAGTGTGTTCCAAAATCTGTCGAGCGGAAGAATTGCCTCTGCTCCGGATTCACCTCCGACCATAGGGAAACCACCGTTCATACCGAACATTGTAGGACGTGTCATAATACCGCCTTTTGCGTACCATTGTATGCCTAATTTCGGTATCGGTGTATTGATACCGGCAATACTGATAGTTCCCGTCTGCACAATATGTGGAGTTTTAATAATACCTTTTATCCCGTTCCATACATTGCTTATTATACTCTTTATTGAATTAAAGACGCCTGACACCGTGTTTTTGACTGAATTAAACACATTCTGAAATGTTGTTCTTATACTGTCTATTACTGTTTTAATTCCTTCTGTAACATTCGTTACAACCGTCTTTATATTGTCAAAAGCAAGTCCTGCGGATAATGTTATCGTATTCCAAATATTTATTATAACATTCTTCGCACCGTCAATTATTAATGTAATTCCGCTTATCACATTCTGCACACCGTTTTTTATAGTTTCTGTGTTCAATGTAAATATACCGACTATCACTTGGAACACACCGGATATTGTTGTTTTAATGCCTTCAAATATTCCTGCCACCGCCGTTTTTATATTTTCAAAAACAGACTTTATGTTATCAAAGAACATTTGAAAATTCTGCTTTATTCCGCCTATAATATTCGATATTACCGTTTGTATATTTAAGACGGTATCGGATACTTGATTTTTAATGCCGTCAATAACTTTTCTGACAGTTGCTTTGATGTCATTTACAATCTCGGAAATTACATTTTTAACCGGAGCAAGTGCTGTGCTTACCAAAGTTTTTATTTCTGCAAATTTTTCAGTAATTGCGGTTTTTATCGAAGTAAATTTCTCCGCAACTTTGTTCTTTATTCCGTTTGCGACATCACCGATTGACGATAACTTTTCTCCGACAGTTTCTTTAATCCCGTTAAACTTCTCACTGATTTTTGTCTTTATTCCGTTAAATGCACTTATGCATTTATCCACTATCGGTTTCAAAGCACCTTCATTATATGAATTTCTCACAAATTCAAAGGCTTTTGAAAAGGCACTGCCAAATACATCTTTTATGCCTGATAATTTTTCTTTGACAGTATTCAGCATAGGAGAAAGTTTTGTTTTTACACTCTCGACAACCTGTCCGAGTTTTCCGCCTGTAAGAGAGTTTATTGCATCATAGCCGGTCTTGTAATATTCTTTTATTGCTGTCATAGTACCGGCGACTGCACCTTTTATTCCTCCGCCGTGTTCCTGATAGGCATTCTTGATGTTATTCAGTTTTGTTGATACCGTATTTTTAATACCGTCCCAAACATTTGCTGCAGTTTCCTTGACTTTGCCCCAAGCATTTGAAACTGTATCTTTTATCCCGTTGAACACATTCTTTATACCGTTCCAGAGATTTTTCGCTGTTTCCTTTACCTTGTCCCAATGTTTAAAGAGCAGAACACCCACCGCAATAACCGCACCGATAGCAATAACAACAAGACCTATCGGTGATGTGACAAACGTCATTATTGCACCGAACACTCCCGTCACCACATTAAGTGCCTGAGTTGCGGCAATTTGAGCGATAGTCGCAGTTGTAAGCGGTGCAAAAGCAGCCGCCTGCGTTCCTGTCATGACAGCAGAAAATGCAATTAGTCCGTTTCTTATCCCCTCGACTACATTTGCAGCCGCAACAGCAATTTTATATGCGGTTACCGCTCCGGCAATTCCGGCAATCACAGGTGAAAGTGTGCTTGCAGCGGATATTACACCCGAAGCAATATTCATCACTGCCACAAGTGAATTGCACAAATTCGGTACTACTACATTTGCAAGTGTCTGAATTAATTCAGTACCGTTTCCGCTGAATGCGTTTACAATGCTGTTCCTGACATTATCAAACGCATTATGAAGTCGTTCTATTGCCGGCTGATTATTTTGAATTGCATTCTTTACAGCGTTAAATACTGTACTTGCAGTATTATAAATTGTCTGAATTGCAGAAAATAATCCGTTTCCTATTGCAACAGTAACATAAGAAATAGCGGGAGTTAATGCACCGAGTCCGTCAGACATAGACTGAAGAACGCCTTTAAACTGTGATGAACCGAGTGCATCAAATATCGCAATTTTCACACCCTCGAACTGCGACTTTAACAGTGTGAGTTTACCGCTTACCGTGTCATTCATAGTGTCAGCCATTTTTAAAGCCGCACCTTCCGAATTATTTATAGCGTCAGACAATGAGTAAAAATCATCAGGACTTGCATTCACGATTGACAGAAATCCCGAAAGTGCATTTTTTCCGGCAATCATTGTTGCATACTGACCTTTTTGAGCATCGGTAAGTGTTGAGAAGCGTGTCTGAAGTTCGGGAATAAGCACAGATAAAGGTTTCATACTGCCGTCCGTATTTACTGCAGAAATCCCCAAAGCCGACATAGCCGCATCTACTTCTTTGGTAGGTTTCGCCAACCTTGTCATAACACCTCTTAGAGAAGTACCTGCGTCCGAACCTTTAACTCCGGCATTTGCCATCAGACCGAGTGCCGTGGTGGTATCTTTCATTGAATATCCCATTGCACCCGCAGTTGCCGCAACATTTTTAAAGGACTCGCCGAGCAAAGATACATTTGTATTTGACTTTGACGCTGCAACCGCCAAAACATCAGCGAACTCACCGCTGTCACTTGCTTTCAGTCCGAAAGCGGTCAAGGCATCGGTTACAATATCAGATACACCGGCTAATTCCTCACCGCTCGCAGCGGCAAGGTTCATTATTCCCGCAATACCGTCAATCATCTGCGATGAATTCCAGCCTGCCATACCCATATATGACATAGCCTCTGACGCTTCTATTGCAGAAAATTTAGTTTTAGCACCCATTTCCTTTGCTTTCTCGGAAAGTGCAGTCAGTTCTGCACCTGTTGCTCCCGAGATTGCGGATACGTTTGCCATTCCCTGTTCAAACTCTCTGCCGGTATTCACTACATCTTTGCCGAAGTCTATCGCTTGACGTACACCGACAAACGCTCCTACGGCTACTGCCGCCTTAGATGCCAACGAGGTTATAACCCCGCCTACTCCGGAAGACTGATTTCCGAATTTTTTCATTCCAGACGTTGTACCGTTTAAACTGTTTCTAAGGTTATTGCTCGCATTGACAGCGGACTTCATATTGACGAAAAAATTACCGTTATTAAGGCTTAAAGTTGCACCTATATTACGATATCCCATGTGTAAAATTATCCTTCCTAATTTACAAAAGCATAATAAAATCCGAGATAGTTGTTAAAACTTCTCGGATAATTATTGATAAATATTTTATCTGTGATATAAAAACGGCAGTCTCAATTCCAACGGTTGTATTGTTCTCAAATTACAGTCTTCCGGGAGCGGTTTGCCGCGACTATCCAGATATTTGTTTGCCAGTTCAGGTGAAACTTGTGCATATACCGCTGTTGTCATAAGACTGGAATGTCCAAGGAATGCCTTGATTGCTAAGAGCGAGTCTCCCGCTTCAAGCATATGTACTGCTATTGAATGCCTGAAACTATGAGGAGAATATCCCTTTTGCGTGAACATCAGCGGGTACTGTTTCTTTGCTTGAGAAACATATTTTTTTACGATTCCCTCAACGCAAGATATGGTCATATGATCATGTGTCTGACTTGGGAACACATGGATATTTTTTGCATTGGCTGAGCTACAATCAAGATTCCTGCTGCTGATATATTCTTTTAAAATAGCCGAGCATCTATTCGGTATCACGACAATTCTTGACTTGTTGCCCTTACCGTGCAGTCTTATCGTTGTGGGTTTGTTAAAAGAAATATCAGCAAGTGTGAGATCACAAATTTCCTGTGCTCTTGCTCCGGATGCATACAGCAAACTTAACAATGTGACATCACGCTGACCGATTAACTTTGATGTATTTGGCAGTGTCAACAAAGCAGCAATTTCATCCTTTGTAAAATACTTAACGCCTAACTGCTTAGGTTGTCTTTTTACAGGTAAATCAATCACATCTGTGTAGAACGACAATGAACTTACAAACGCTTTTTTAGATGCAAATTTCGCAAATGATACTATTGCTGAGCGCCTTAAATTCCGTGTATGTATACTGCAGCCTCGCTCCTGTTCCAGATATAGCAGAAAGTCTGGAATGGTATCACCGGATAACGCTTGAAAAGATATCTGCTCAGGCGATATGTTTTTCTCTGCTTCCAAATATTTAAACAGAAGCTGAAAGGCATATTGATATGATTTGATTGTGTTAGAACTTAAGCCTTTTACGAACGGCAGATAGTTGGTGAAATAGTCTTCCATTATGGATAAAACTTCATTTACTCGTTTGGTCATTTGAAGCTCACCTCCGGGAAAAGACTGCCGATACCATCATTCATTCGTTCGTGTGACACCGTGTACATCATATAGTCATCAGTGATGTATTCTGTAGTGGCAACAAAATTGGAATGTCCCAAGTATGCCGACAGAAATGGTGCGGTATCATAAAAGCAGCGTCCTTCTTTTTCAGATTTCTGAAAAGAATTAAATGCGAAGTAGTGTCGTAGCGCATGAACGCATATCCCCTCTGCCCGGTATGTTCGCTTCATGTGCGGTATATTGGCTTTTCGTAAAACCTGATTGAACCAATGGCTGAAGACTCGATACCCATAAGGGTTATCAAAATCAAGCGGATTTTCAAATACAAAGCTGTTTTTGTCAAATCGGCGAATCCGCTTTTGATACAACTTTAGCATATCTGTTAAAGACTGATGCATAGGCACAAAACGTTGTCGTTTGTTTTTGGCATTTACAACCGTGATAACTCCGGTATCGAGATTGATATCTGTCCAGCGCAGCTCGAGCACCTCTGTTATCCTCATGCCGCAGCCAATCAAGATTCGGAGTATCAAAGGAAAGTATTCCTTAACGACAAAGACATTCATGTGTGATATTAAATTGTCTGCAGCATCAATAATTCGGGCGATTTCATCGTCTGTAAAATTATGAGCAACATAATCTGATGAAACACGAACACTCTCAATTTCGATTGCGGGTATTCCTAACGCATTAAGATATCGTGCAAATTGCCGTAAACGACTGGCTTCACCGGCTCGGCTCCTTGAACTGGTATCAAGCGTATTAATCCATGCATACTGAATGTCAGCTGATAAAATTTTTTCTTGATAATTTTGTTTGACTATAAAATCATCAAGCCTTTTGAATGTATAGTAATAACTTTCAGTAACTTTATCAGCGCTTTCAGCCAATTCTAAATATTGCCTCATTTCATCGGCAAATATGCTGCTGAAAGGTAATGATGACTGTTTCATATGCTCACCCCTTTCAGATACTCCGCAAACAATCCACTTGGAGGAGGTACAGCAAGAGCGCAGGTACGCAAATCTTCAATGGACATCTTAGTGTAAAATCTGGTACTTCCCGGATCTGTATGACCTAATATCACACGAATAGCGTCATAGGGCACTTTCTCAGCAAGAAGCTCGCTGGCAAAAGTGCTTCTTAAAGCATGAGGACCAAGATGCCGCCCGTTGCTTTCAATGCCTGCTTTTTTAAAGCAATTTGTAACGATAGCTGTAATACCGCTTCCGGTCAAGGGCGAATATGGGAGTTTACTTCCCAGAAAGATATACGGCTCCTCGGACTCTGGTCTCGCATTATTGATGTAATCAGCCAAAGCATTTTTAACATCATTAGGAATATTCAACCTGTGATGTACAGATGTTTTGTATTGGGTGAAATCAATAAAACGATTGTCAAAGTCAACGTTATCAAATGTGAGCATCCTAATGTCAGAATTGCGCAATCCCAGTCTTAATGCGAGCAATATGACTGCATAATCGCGTTTACCCTTTGTTGTATCTCTATTAATAGAGTTCAATAATAGTTCTATTTCATCCTTAGAGAATAACGATGGAACTTTCTGAGCCCTCCGGGCAACTGGCAAGACATCTCCAAAATTTGAATGCGCTAACCCGATTTTAACCAGATGAGCGAAAAATAGTCTTGCGGATGTGCGGAAACTCGGCTTGTTATTACTGTGCTTAAAAGCATCTGTAACCGTTTGAAGCGTTATGTCACACCATTGTGTGATGCCGTTTTCAAAAAAGCTTGTCAGCATGAAAGTGCAATCCCTACGATATTTGTATATTGTCGCTTCCTTTAAACTGCGTGGCTTTAATGAATTAATGAATGAATCAAATCCATCCTTAAAACATTCAGGCGGCTCGTATACCTTTAAACTTTTGCGATAATTACTCATGTAATCACTCCTATCTTTAATTTGATAGGATTATTGTATCATAACGGTAATAATTATCCGAGAAGTTTTAATGCAAACCATATATTTTAAGCCATTTTCTGCAAGAAAGGAGGATAATCGTACATATGGGATATAAAAGTTTATCCTACATATCGGATAAATTACGAGCCAATTTTTACGTCACCCACTCCCCAATAACGCCTTATACTTCTCCGTCTCCTCTTCCACAGCAAGCTCCATACTCGCCTTTAAAAATATTTTTTCAGACAGTGATAGCCTTGCAAGCCTGTCCCAATCAAATCCCTTTTGAAGATAGAAATGAATAAGCTGCAGGTCACCGTCCGTCTGTATTAGTTTTTTACGGCTTCAACACCGCCCATATATCCGGCAAGCTTCATACACTCAATCGCAATCTGCGGTATTTCGCCCGGTGCAAATATAATTTCGACAATATCCATAGGTACTGCACAGCCGAATGCGTCCTGTACTTCCTTCGACTTAATGTCAGGTTCTTTAATGCATTCATAGCACATATATTTATCACCCTCGCCTGCCTCCATATCATTTGCGTCACGGCAAAGTGCTCCGTCTGGTTCTTCAATCGTTATAACCGAATCAATGGACTTGATATATAAATCCATTGTCTTTTTAATTTTCTTTGACGCAATCATCTGCTCCTTACGTCGTAAAAGTTCTGCTAATGTTAATTTTGTAGCCTTATTCATTTTAGTGTCCCTTCCTTTTTTTCTTAATAAAAAACAGCTGTATAGCCGTCATTTTTTAGTGTCCCCATCATTATTTTTATACACACGGGTCAGCGATTGTATCAAGATACTTAAATCCGACAAATCCGCCCGAAAATTCATCTTCGGTAATTTTTCCGTTCTCAAATGCCTGAAGTGTAAGTTCATCAAGCCAGCATGACATAAGCTGTACTCTTTCTGTACCGCCGTTATCGGGGTCCTCCAATTTTGATATAAGCGACAATCGCTCGTCAATACCCGCTGAAAGTTTCTCCGCATACGTTTTGCCTCTTGAATAAATCTTTTTTATTTTCGCTGTCCAAGTACCGGACACACCCATCAGTTTACTGTCGTCCCACATTTGCCCCGAAAAGTTTATCGTTTCACGGTTTGTTTTGATTTTTGCTTCAAATGAAGTTATTTCATAACAAATACTGTTGTTCCACCAAAAATAGCCGTGCGTACCGCTGATTACTTTTCCGACAGCGGGAAGCTTTCTTTCTCCTGCCATTGTTTACTGCCTCCCTTACTCCATATTTATAGAAAATTTCAAATCCTCTATTGCATCACAGAATGTTATATCCGCCGTTACAAAAACATAACTGCCCGTCTTTGCCTTACGAATCTGTTCATCACTGTACTCGGATATATCATATTTTTGTACAAGCCAGTCACGCTGTGCATTAACATCTATATCTGCTGTATTTTCCGCATCGCCGTACAGTACGCCTTCTCTTACAAGTCCGTCAAAATACTGATTTATCGCAGCTACAAACATAACCTTATTGTCATAGCTGTTATTAATTCCGATATAGTTATTCTCAAATGCAGAACGAATATCGTCACGCATTAAGTCCATACCCTCAATAATTTTGATTTTCTTCATATCTTCGGTCTTATCACCGCTTAAGATATGCAGTGAATTTACACCTCGTGCGACTTTTACTTTTTCACCGTCATTGATTAATATAAACTTGCCTTCGTCTATATCTTCATCGGGAGTAAGACTCTCCGTTATAGAGTCAATTTCCGAAAGAACTTGATATGTTGCACTCTCCGTCATTGACAGTCCTGCAAGCAAGCCTGCAATTCTTGCACAATATTCATATGCCGAATATGTCTTTGCTCCGACTTTTATACCGCTCGTGGAAAAGTTAACAATGCCCTCATTATTTGCCGCAGAACAAGGCAAAACCGCTTTGAACATCTTTTTTGCCGCTCTCTGTGCAATAATCCAATTCTGCAGTTCTTCCGTCAAATCTTTATGTGGTTCCAACCCCGGAAACGTCAGCCAGTTCCACGACTTGTTTCTAATGCGTGCCAAGGCGGCGTTATATGACTTTTTGAAGTCCTCGCCTGTTTCCGCTCTTTCCACAAGCACTCGTTTCGGTTTGCCGAGAAATATTTTATTCAAGTAGTCAAGATTTGTCGCTGTCCAGTCGGATTTGACAATATCGGCTTCATAGTTATATGTATAACTTAAATTTTCATCTCCGACTTTGGTTGAATCTTCAAGAATAACCGCTACAATTCCGTTCTGACTTCGTGTTACCGCAGTCTGTGCCTTCGTCTTAAATTCAATTAAAATTTCAGGTAACCCCATTTTTATCCCCCCGTATCACAAGTTCATTCATTTCATCATACTTTTCTGTTTTATCCACAGCCTGAATGAAATTTATATCAAAATACACATACATTGCACCCTTTTCAATTTCAAAATTCATTTCATGAATAGTCAGATGTCTGTCCATAATATCGAAAGTCGGGTACAAAAAAAGCTCTTTAATCCTGCTGTAAGCACCTATACAGTCCTCCACAGTTTCAAGAGCCGATATATATTTTAATTCTACCGAAACAGTAAGTTCCTCAAGTGCACCGCCACAGCACAGAGGCTGTACATCTGAAGGATACGCAGAAACAAACACTGCCGGTTTAAAAAATCCCTCATCTACTTCTGAGGCAACCACGTTAAATCCGGCATTCGCAAGGATTTCCGCAGTTCGTGTCTGTATATCTTTTTCTGTAATCATCTGTCCTCCTACATTTGTATATCTTTTGTTATCTTATCAAGCAGTTTTTCTGCACCCGAGTTGAATTTTGCCTGTGCCTCCGACATTGATTTTTCAAGCATAAAATCACCTTGTACATATCCGCCGGATTTAATGCCTCTTGCAGAACGCTGTACACGATTAAGTTTTCTGCCTCTTTCCCGAGTTCTGCCGCCGCTTACAATCTTGTGACCGAGTTCTATA